ACTGTAAATATAAATACAGGCGGTATTTTAAGAGCAAAATTAGACAGTTCTGGAAATTTTAGTGTTCCTGTTGGCAAATTAGGCGTAGGTACAGATTCACCAGACTATGCTATCGAAGTAGAGGGCAACGGTGGTGGTGATACTGTAAGTTTAGCTCTTAGTAATTTAGGTAATCATCCAGCAGCTTTGCATCTTCGTAGCGGACATGGTAACTGGAGTATTATAAATTCTGCAACTGTTGGTGATGCTTTACAAATTAGAGATGAAAGTGCAAATACCACACGTTTTCATATAGATAGTATAGGTAGAACCTCAATCGGCAGTTCTGGTTTTGGAGAAAGACTCAGAGTAGACGCTCCTGCTAATACTATGGAACCTATGGCTGTTAATGATAGTTCCAATACTGCAACTGCTACACATAGGATTTCATTTAGAACTGGAGGTGCAGAAAAAGGATCTATAAAGGCAACAAATAGTAATACAAGTTATAACACAAGTTCTGATTATAGACTAAAAGAAAATGAAACTCTTATATCTGATGGAATTACGAGGTTAAAAACATTAAAACCCTATAGATTTAATTGGAAAGTAAATCCAGGTATATTTGTAGATGGATTTTTTGCACACGAAGTAACAGCAGTTCCAGAAGCAATAGATGGTGTTAAAGATGCTACACAAGAAGTAGATATTGTTTATGAAGAAGGAGATACTATTCCAGAAGGAAAACTTGTTGGAGACTTAAAAGAAAGAGTAACACAACCTGTTTATCAATCTATAGATCATAGTAAACTGGTTCCACTGCTTACTGCTGCATTACAAGAGGCAGTAACTAAAATAGAAACATTAGAAACAAAAGTCGCTGCATTGGAGGCTGCATAAATGGCAAAAATTAAACTAAACGCAGCATCAGGGGGTGGGTCAGTAAGTTTACAAGCACCCTCGTCATCTAGTAATGACAGGGTAATGACTTTACCTGACTCAGCAAATGGAACAGTTTTAACATCAAAATTTGGCCCAGCTTTTGCTGCGAGAAATAATGCCGCACAGACTATAACTAACAGCACTACTGCTGTAATGCAATTTGATACAGAATATTTTGATACTGATAATTGTTACAACACAAGTAACTATAGATTTACTCCTAATGTGACTGGCATATATTTAATTAATACTTCTGTACAAATAGCCTCTCTCTCTGGGATTATTTCACTAGATATTCGTCTTAATGGTTCGAGATATGCAAATATGGCTCTTAACCTTAATAATTCAGGTTTACAGACAGCTTGTAATTCAGTTTTAGTATCTTTAAATGGTTCGTCAGATTATGTGGATATAGGTATTTTTCAAAATTCTGGAGCTAATAAAAATACAGTAGCTAGTCCAAGTAATAACCTAGTAAACCACTTCAGTGGTTGTTACATGAGAGGTGCAGCATGATTACAGATAACTCTTTATATTGGAGAATTATTAAAATTTATCCTTCTCTTACAGATAATGATTTTCTCCCAATATCAGGAACTATAGAACTTGTAAATGATTCTGATGGAAAGGGAGATTACATTAAAAGATGGGATCACCCAACATTAACTGAACCCACTGAAGCAGAAATTAAGGCGGTGACATTATGAGTACAATTAAAGTCAACAATTTAGAATCATCAACAGGTGGTGGTGTTGCAGCAAAATTAACCTCTGTAAATGGTGGTGGGATCGGAACAAGAAACTTAATAATTAACGGAGCTATGCAAGTGGCCCAACGTGGTACGTCATCTCCACAAACTGGTTATAGAACTGTTGATAGATTTAGACCAGATGCCGGTGGGACAGATGAAACACCTACACAAGAACAAGTTGATGTTGCAAGTGGAACTGGTCCTTACACATCAGGTTTTAGAAAAGCAATAAAAGTAACAAACGGAAACCAAACAAGTGGTGCTCAAGCTGCTGATTTTGTACAAATAGAACATCGTATAGAAGCACAAAATATAGCAAAAAGTGGCTGGAATTATACTTCTGCTACCAGTTTTATTACATTATCTTTTTGGGTTAAATCTAGCGTATCTCAAAAATTTCAGATTACACTTAGAACTCTCGATGGAACGTCACAATCATTTCAATTTCAAACATCGACATTATCTGCTGATACCTGGACTAAAGTAACAAAAACAATTCCTGGAAATTCTAATTTACAGTTCGATGATGATGTCAATATTGGACTTCAAATATTTTGGTTTCCGTATATAGGAACCACTCATACAAATAGTGCTAATACTCTTGATGGTTGGCAAGCATCATCTGCATCTACTTATGGAGTGGTAGATGATACATCATGGTACTTAACAAATGACGCAACATTTGAACTTACAGGAGTTCAGCTAGAATTAGGCGATGTGGCAACAGACTTTCAACATAAATCATTTGCAGAGGAGCTTGCTTTATGTCAGAGGTATTTTCAATTTATCGGGAAAGAAGGAGCTAATGCTGCTTTAGCTGCTGGCTTTACCACGACAAATACTTTTTTTGGATATGGTTGTTTATCAGGAGGAGCAATGAGAACAGCACCTACTATTGCTATAGATGGAACATTATCACATTTAGGATATACACATACTGGTGTAGCTGCTAGTGCTTCAAATCTTGTTAGTATCGGAACTGGTAATAAAACATTTTCATTACAAATATCATCAACCACTACTACAACAAATTTTAGTGGATCTTATGCTCGTATGCAAAATGCATCTTCTGCTATGACTTTCTCTGCGGAACTTTAATTATGACAACTACTTATCAATTAGCAAATTTTGAAGAAAAGCTTGTTGCTATTCAAAGAAAAATAGATGGAGTATTTGATGCAAGTATTCCTCTTGACGAAGCAAATACCGACTATCAAGAATACCTTGCTTGGGTTGCTGAAGGTAATACACCTGAGGCTGCTGAATAATGGCAATAACACCTGGAACATACAATATGACCATTCAAAGAAGATCGGATCATAGTATCCAGCTTGTTTTTAAAGATTCAAATAACGCAGCTATTTCTTTGGTGGGTTTTACTGTGGAAGCTCAAGTTTGGGAAGAGACACGAACCACAAAATATGCTGATTTTGCCGTAACTTATACAAATCGAGCAACAGGAACAATAGATATTGCATTAACAGATACTCAGACCGCAACTTTTACTCCAGATCTTTTAAAATATGACGTATTACTCACTAATCCAAGTGGATTGAAAGAATATTATTTGGAGGGTAATATATTTGTATCTGAGGGCTACACAGCATGACAACTGTAAATATAAGCACTACTAAAAATACTGTTACAGTAAACGAAGGAGATACTACGGTTGTTACCGTTACAACCGTTGGACCGCAAGGACCAGGTTTTGATTTAGTTTTAGACCATAGTGCAAAAGTTGATAATTCAGTTATGTACTATCAGCAAAGTAGTGGTAAGGTTATATTAGATAACAATGTCACTACCCTTAAACTCGTAGACGGAGGAAATTTCTGACATGGCTAACACGATCAGAATTAAAAGATCCACAGGATCATCAGCACCAACTAGCTTAGAAAATGCTGAATTAGCTTTTGCTGAAGGTAGTAAGAAATTATTTGTTGGCATTGGAACGGGAGGATCAGGAGGATCAGCTACAACTATTGAAGCTATTGGTGGGTCTGGAAGTTTTGCTGATCTGTTTACGAGTAGAACACAGAATACATTTTTAGCTGCACCAAATGGTAGTAATGGTGCTGCAACATTCAGAGCTATGGTAGCTGCTGATGTACCTTCATTAGCTCATACAAAAATAAGTGATTTTGATGCAGGAGTAAGAACAAATAGATTAGATCAAATGGCTGCACCTACAGGTTCAGTTTCATTTAACTCACAGAATATTACTAACGTAGCCGATCCAGTAAATACACAAGATGCTGCTACTAAGGGTTTTGTAGAGGCCACTTCTCAAGGATTAGATGTTAAAGATAGTTGTGTTGCAGCAACAACCGCAAATATAACAATATCAACTGCTCTTAATAATGGCGATACATTAGACGGAGTTACGTTATCTACTAATGATCGTGTTCTTGTAAAAGATCAATCTACTGCGTCTCAAAATGGTATTTATGTTGTTGGATCGTCACCAGCTAGAGCAGATGATTTAGCTGCTGGTGCTGACGCTGCCGGATTCTTTACTTTTGTTGAGCAGGGAACTGTAAATGCTGACAATGGATTTGTTTGTACATCTAACAAAGGATCTGCTGTTGTTGGTACTAATAACCTTACTATTGCTCAGTTCTCTGGTGCTGGTCAGATAACAGCAGGAGATGGTTTAGATAAATCTGGAAATACACTTTCTGTTGATCTTAAAGCTAATGGTGGACTTGTTATCGAATCTACTGAAATTGCTATTGATCTTGCTGCTAGTTCTATAACAGGAACTCTACCAGTAACTAAACTTACAAGTTTGACATCTACTGTGACAGAGTTGAACGTGCTTGATGGAATCACCTCAACCACCGCAGAATTGAATCTTATGGATGGTGGTACTTCAGCTACATCAACAACTTTAGCAGCAGCAGATAGGTTTGTTTGTAATGACGCTGGAACGATGAAACAGGTTGCCCTGTCTGATCTAGTTACATTTTTTGAAAATGAGAGTGTATCAAGTTTCAATATAGATGGTGGTAGCTATTAAATCTTGTGGAGGTAATAGCTCATGGCAAATCAAATAAGATTAAAGAGAGCATCAGGTAGCGATCCTGGAGCAAGTGATCTAGTTTTAGGCGAACCAGCCGTTAGAACCGATACGGGCGAGATATTTCTCAAAAAAGATGATGGTTCTATAGCAAAAGTAGCTGGTGGTATAGATGACGGAGACAAAGGAGATATTACTGTCAGCAATGATGGTGGCACGTTTACTATTGATGCTGGTGTTATAACAAATGCAAAGGTTTCTAGTAGTGCAGCTATAGCAGGGTCTAAGATTTCTCCTAACTTTGGATCTCAAAACGTAGTTACAACTGGAACTTTAGGTAGTGACGATATAACAATTACTGGGGGCCAACCAGCTTTAAGTTTTATTGATGATGGGCAAAATCCTGATTACAAAATTTACAACAATAATGGA